GAATTCTTAAATTGAAAAGTTCAAGTTCTAAACTTTTTGTACCCGCACTTAAGTTTACATAGAAGGTCTGTACTCCTTGGAATGTTCTTGCCTCGCCAACTTTTTGACCATCTATTCTTACCTGCAAGATATCATCACCTTCAGCTCTTACTATATACTGACCGCTCTGAGGAAAATTTATTCCATTCCAAACAAATTTCCAGGTTTTACCTTGTATATCTTCATCGGTTTTGTAAACTGGAGAAATATATCCAGGCACATAACTTGCAATAGGTGGTCCAGAGTATGTTGCACTGCCAGAAGAAGAACCTGAGGATAGACCTCCAGTTCCACCACCACCTCCTCCGCCACCAGAGACTTTATCAATCAACAATTTTATATTCTCATCATTTCCATCAGCATCTTTTAATCCAACTTTTTTATTTGAAATATTTGGTTCACCAGATCCGGGGGCTGCACCAATAATTTCAATTGGTCCATATTGCTTTCCTGAGGTAAAACTACCACTTCCTTTTAGAGTTTCTTTCTGCCTCAAATCCAAAGATCTAGTAAGTTTAATTTTTCCACCATCCGAAGGAATTACAATCTCTTTAGCTGCCACACCTGCAGTAAATCTTCTATCGTCCACATCCATAGCGAAACTAATTTTACCTGTCCCAGACCCAGTAACGTCAAGGTAAATTTTTCCATTTCTCCCAATAAACTTGGCCTTTAGACCTCCACCTTCATTATCACCAGCGGGAACTTCCCAATCCCTTGTACTAAAAATTTTCCTATCAATAGTTGTAAAGGTATCAGTTTTTTCATTCTCAATTTCAACTTCTATTGTATGAGAACCTCTAGATAAAAATACCTTATCTACCTTTGGTGATGCAGATCCAAATCCATTAAGATTGGACACAACACTTCCATCAATCAAAACTCTCCCAAAGTTATCCCTCGTTCCCCTAACAGCATAAAATCCATCATAAGGTATATCAATATTCCAAGAATTTCTATAAACAACACCACCACCGTCAGATCCACTACTATCTAAGGGAGGAATTGGTGATATAGCGTAGCGATTCATAAACTCACTCCACCTATCATCAAATTTTACAGGATACCATTTCTGAGAAGCATTTGGAAATCTAGTTGTCCAAATTGGATTACGGGGACATCTACCTACTTGCTCCGGAATTGGTTCTTGTGGTATAGGAGGCATCGGAGCATTAATAACAAGAGAAACTCCCATGGGATTTACATTCCATGATTTTGCAACGGTAGTCTCTTCGGTTACTGTAACTTTTTCTCCCCCACCACCAGTAATGGTGAGTTTTATATTAGCATCATCACCATCAGCATCAAGTAATGCTAAAACTTTATTTGATTTTATTATTGGTCTTCCAGCTCTTGAATCTGCTCCTATAATTTGAATAGGTCCATAGGTCTTTCCACCAGTAAATACACCTTTATCCTTAATAGTCTGCTTTTCTTTAGTTTTCCTATACTTAAGTTCACCACTATCTGATGGTATTTTTATTTCTTTAGCTGCAAGACCAGCACGAGATTCGTTATCATCAATTTCAACAGTAATGCCAAATGTATCAGATCCAGAACCAGTTGCTTCAATATAAAATTTTCCTCTCTTTTCAATAAACTTGAGTTTGACTTTGGACCCCTCAGTGGAAGTTTTAGTTTCTGAAATTGGAAGATTTTTTAATTCTAATTTTATTTTATGCACGCCTGCTTTTATATTCTTTTTAATCACCGTAGGTTTATCATTAAACCCAGCAAGATTTGCAGTAAGAACATCATCAAAATAAAATACACCAACATTATCAGCACATCCTTTAAAAGTATATTGTCCATCAAAAGGAAAATCTTCTTCCCATTCAAAGAAAAAAGTATTTTGAGCAAAATCACTTCCAACAACATTTGATGGTGGAACTGGTGATATTGCATAAAGATTCATAAAATCATTCCAAGAAGGGAAATCTACATCAAACTTAGTTCGACTAACCCTACTAATTCTTCCGTTTGGTTCTTTTGTACTGACATTAAGTGGCGGTTCTTTTCGAGTGGTCCACCAAGGATTTGGGAGTTCCTTTAGAAACTCTTGATATTTTTGAATTTCTATTGCTATGGGATCTTTATCTAAATTTGCATACAGGGATGGATTCCAAGTTCCAACATCTTTTCCTGCGGCATTATAAACTTTTCCATACCCAATATCACTAGGATCACACAATTGATAATTTTCAAAATCATCTTCAGTATCATAGTATTCAACGGTCTCTACAACTTCACCCAAAACTGAACGAGCTACTATTCCAGCACCTATAGAGCAATTATCCTTAATTTCGACAATAGGTGGATATTGATATCCATATCCACCATGAATTAAATCTACAGCAAGAATAGAACCATCTTGTCCAACAACAGGATTGGCTCTCACGCCAACTCCTCCACCTCCATAAAATTCAACCTTCGGTGGTCCACAATCACCTTCTACAACTATTCCAGTACAGGAATCTCCAGAAGACTTTGGTGCTAAATCATTTGCGGTAAGTGAATTTACTTCATTAATATTCAGATACCTTACAATATCTCTTGTTCTGAATATAAATGTTGTTCCTGGATTCAAAAACGCATAATCATTAGCTTCGCAAATAGTTACATTATCAACAAACCCCCTATCCGTTGAAATATAACCTACTCTAATTGAATTTTGCGTAGCTGGTCCAAAAAGATTGAATGACATCCTATTCTCTACTTCTTATTAATAACCTACTTACTTCATAGACATATTTATATCTACTACCTAAGAGAAACATTTGGCTGAGCCTTAGTTGGCTCTGCAAAAGGAACTTCTCCAGACGGTTTAGCATTTGTTGGTTTAGTCGCAGCATTTTCAATTGCTTTATTACTTGGCAACTGAGACTGTGGTTGAGATTGTCCACCATTCTTGAAACAATACTTGTCAGAAACTGCAGTATTTGGTTTAAGTTCACATCCAAAAATGTTAAGGGTTATGTTTTGAAATGCTAAAGCATCAGTAATACTACCACTTACATTATCAATTAGAGATGTAATATTTTCAAGAGAATCAGTTATTCCTGCCATTTGTGATTGAATATCATCAGCAAACAAATTAAGTCTATCTAAAATAGTATTATTTGCTTGGTTGATTTCACCAACATTAAAAGATATTGCTTGTCCTACCAAATCCTCAGCATAGCAAATTGGAACATCGGGTCCTCTCTTTTCAGTATTAGGTAAAGAAGATGCTCTTGCTCTTCTCTCTAGCTCATCAGGTTTTAATGCCTCATCTAGAAGTCCTTGAATCAATCCACAGAGTCCGTTAGTTATTTTATTGTATAAACATAAAATTAACTCAGTAAGTAATTCTTTGATATCTGCCATCAGGTATCTCATGTTAGAGGGAATAGCAGATACCACCTTTGCAAGTTCTTTATTCAACAATTTCAAAACATATTCCATAATTTTATCAAAAATTATTTTCATATACTTTGCAATTTCACATGCAGCATTTGCTAATAAAGTTTGAATGCTATCAATAACATTCGAAGCTGCATCAATATATGATGTTATGGCATTAATATATTTGTTTATTTTTGTAGTTAGGTTATCAAGTGCTGTTTGTATTGCTTTAATTGCAGACTGTGTAGTGTCATCCGGTTTCATTAAAACTACACACTCATTATATTTTTCTTCTCTCTTTACATCAGCAATACTTAACTCGTGAACAGCATCTGTATTTTCTTTAGTTGCTCCTGGTCTTGCTGGAGAACCTGCAGAATTTGCTTCTAAGCAACGATTTTTAATTCCATCAGATACTCTTTGCCTAACAAACTCATCTCTTGCAGGTCCACTTAGTCCTCTTGCATCGGCTTCTGCTCTTGCACTCTGAGCATCTGCAAACTGAGTCTTTGAGAGAGATAGGTCCGGTCTCAGTCCAAACTTATCAAGTTTAACACCAGGAGGAGGTGATGCACATTCTGAAGATTGTTCTGCACTCTTTGGTTTGGTTGTAACCTTTCCTTCATCAGGAACTCTTTCAGTAGCAGATCCTTTACTTTCTTTTGATTGAGCAAATCCACTTTGAGGACTAAAGTTTTTAGCTCCTGTCAGACCAGTTTTAGTTGCTAATGCAGTCTGTGCATTATTACCCAACACTCCCATAATGACAGGAACTTGTTGCTCCTGTCCATCAAGAAAGAATCCAAAAACAAACATCCCCTGACGGAGATTTGGTGTTTGTGATGCATTTGTTTGTCCACCACCTCCAGTAACAGGGTACATAACTTGTGCCCAAGGAAGTTGGTCTGAGGGTATGGTCTCTTCTTCTTGATCATGAAGACCTATGATACGAACCTTATATCGTCTCCCCCATCCAGGAATAGTATCTTTACTCTCAAATTTTCCCGGCAGAATATTATCTCTCCAGGTAGAGTCATCAGCAATCTGACCTACCCACCAGAGAAAACTTGCACCTAAAAATCCTGGATTGAATAAAGATCCTCCTTCCATTACTTATCAATCTTCATAAATTTTACATTCTGCAGCATCTGGATTTTCATCACAATACATCTCAAATGCTGTTGGATCGTGGTCTTCATCCGGATGCTTTATCTGATATTTCTCCAAATGCTCCAACTCATCTTCAACATGTCTTCTCATCTGTGGAGATAGAGTTGGATCATCTAACTTATCTTTATCGTCATTAATATGTTGTTGAAGTGTTCTGTCCGTCATAATGGTACGTTAGATGAATGGTTTCCTGTTCTTCCAAAAGAATCTCTCACAAGATTGAGCTTTGTATATGTTTCTTTTGGCGAAATGTAGTGACACAAATCTGCTATAATATATAGACCTCCACTTTCCTTGTTTATATCATCATTCTTTGTATCGGTCTGAAGTTCAGGAACATCCAAAAATATAACATCACCTGCATGTAGAGAAAAGTCTCCGGCAATAGTGATTGTCGATTTCTGAGCATACAACTGATTATATCTCATGATAGATTGGTTTAAGATGTCCTTTGCTTCAAAGTTTTGTTCGGTAGATTTTTGTATTTGTTGTTGCGATTTTCCAATACCACTACCCGTAGGCAAAGTTCCTTTATCTAAAAGCATATATGTTGTTCTAGAAAATTCTTTATTATTTCCAGACCTATCAAATTCTCTATTTAAAACCGGAAGTTCCTTTCCACCAAGTTTATATGAACTTTCTTTTTGCTCCGCAGTCGGAGTAACAACCTCATAATAACAATTAAATGGATCAAAGAGAATAGTTCTAGTAGAAAATGCTCCCATTTGAAGTTTATTTTGAACATCTACTGCATTATCTTTTGTGTAATCAATTGCTTTAGTATCATATCCAGGTGGAATATTTTTTCCTCTACCATCCGGAGATTGATTGAAGATTATTGACTTCTTTTTCTCTTGACTTAACAACCCATCAATAGACTTAAACTTAAATCCCTCAGAAGTTTCAAAGAAAAAGTATCCCGCACTATCACCTTTCTTCTGGGACTCCGCAGATATTGACTTTTTGGACAACCAGTTCATAGCATAATATGGTTTTCTATTATTACCAATAAAGTTGTAACTATTGGA